ATCGGATAAACCAGGAAACGCCATCGGGCATCACCGCCCGGCGGCGTTTTTTTGCGGCATAAGGAGAAAATGCCGGATTTGTTTTTGATATATTATAGTTCTGACTTTATGCTGTTTTGCAATGATTCGAGAAAGAAAGTAAAGTTTCAATCCGCATGATTTTTCTTTTTTCGGAAGTCAAAAAAAGCGTTGACAAGTCCCCATATCTGTGCTATAATAATATACGTTGAGTCGCCCAAAACGACAAAAACAAACAAAATCAAATGCTGTTATAGCTCAGTTGGTAGAGCACTTCCTTGGTAAGGAAGAGGTCACCAGTTCGAATCTGGTTAACAGCTCCAAGAATTTGCACGTAGCTCCGGCGGTATGCCGGGACTGCATGCTTTTTGGTTCTATGAAAAAACAGTAGTACGACACTTAGTACGACAATTTCGGTACAAAAAAACCGGCAGTACAGCAGGAGGTTTCCTGTTTTGTACTGCCGGCTTTTTCGTTATTTGCATCGGATTATCATTTCTGTGTTACTTGAAATTATCCCACGACACATACCCCGTGACATACTTCCCCGCCGGCTTTTTACCGCAATTCGCCGCCGTAGTGGTGATGCGATACCGCCCCAGCTTGCACGGTACGCCGTCGTAGATGTAGTACGTCCCGGCGGTCAGCCGGGAAGCTGGGGCGGTGGTAGTTTCGTTGGCGAACAGCGGTACATTGCTGCCGATGTGCACCGCCTGGCCTTTCTTCCAGGACTTCGCCTGCGCCGGCTTCGCTGTTGCTGCGGTCTGGACAGCCTTGAACCCGTTCAGCCCTTTCTTGCGGATGGCTGCCGGGTAGTCCGTGTAGCACTCGTTCATGTCCACATTGCCCCGAATGCCGCTCACCTTGCCTGTGCTGGACTTCTGCCAGATGCCGTACTGTCCGTGGTAGGTGGTCTTTTCCACGCCGTAGTGCGCCACCCAGACGGCGTATCGTGTCCGCAGTTCCTCAGTAAAGCAGCTCTCCAGGTACGACTTGCTGGAATAGATCCCCACGAAATAGCCTGCCTTTTCTACCGTCTCCAGGAATGCCTTTGCAATGGCGGTGCAGGCGGTCTTGCCCTGGGCAAGCACCTTTTGTTCCTCAATGTCGAAGTAGATCGGGAACGCAAAGGTTTTGCCCTGGAGGAAGCTCAGGCAGACAGCAGCTTCCTGTCTGGCTTCTGCCGGGGTAGTGGCGTAGCTGTACCAGTATGCGCCGCAGGGGATGCCCTGTGCCTTGCAGCCGGTGTAGTTGGCTTCAAACTGCGTGTCTTTCTGGGAAGCTTCCTTGCCGTAGCCTGCCCGGAGAATGGCGAACTGTACGCCGTCCGCCTTGACCTGCGCCCAGTTTACAGCGCCGTTGTGTTTGCTGATATCGATCCCTCTCATATTCATTCATCCTTTCCCTTGCTTTGCAGCAAGTCAATTGCTTTTTTTAACGCTGCCGGCATGGGGATTCCCATCAACCCGGCATTTTCCAGAATTGAGATCAATTCATTGCACGAGAATGCAATGCAAACAGCATCTCGGATGTACGTTGTGTCAAGGATCAGATCCAGTTGTGCGGAAATCAGCACCAACAGCAATGTTACGCCCTTGCGAGCAATCCCTTTCCATCCGATTTTTGATTGCAGGCCGCCAGATTTTGTCTTAGACGATTTGCGGAATACGCCTGCCAGGATCAAGCCTGTTGCGTAATCGACTGCCATAAACAGCAGCAGTGCCCGAATGGACGCATCCCATCCGCCGAACAGCCATGCGACAAAGCTGCCGACAACTCCGACGACTGTGCAGATTGTTTCTTTCATAATTACCTCCTAGTCAATAAATCCGGTGATCGTAAAATACAGCGTAGAACCAGCGGCGATTTTACTGCCAAGAGCATACACGCATACAAGGTTATCTCCGTTGTAGTTTTCTACGGCAACATATGCCCCCACGCCAGACGATGACCGCCCTACACCGAAACAGCCGACAATTTTGGAAAAGTCAAAGGTCGTTGAAGCGATGTACTGCGGTGCTGGATATGAGGTAGCAATATCGTTCTTTAGGGCAACACTTCCGGTTATCGTGATCTGTTTGCCGTAGGTGCGATACTTGACAGTGCCGGATTTGGCATAGCCCTCTACGGTCATGGCTACCCAGCCGGAGTCGGTGAGGGTGTTGGCGGCGGCTACGGTACTGGTCACCATTGCTCTAGTGTATACTGTAGCTCTAATTGCTGTTGACGGTACTGTGGAGACGTGCGTATTTTCAAACGTTACAGACACACCATCTGCTTGTTGACAATCCAATATCTGCACAGAATCCCATGCCTCCGATTTTGCAATTATCAAGTCCCATGTGCTGGTAGCTGATTTATATAGATAAGCCTCTTTGTATCCATAGCCTGTCAATTCAACAACTTGTAAAATGAATTCCAGTTCTGGATCAACTCTTGACTGGTTTTTGAACCTGAAAATCAATTCTACTGGCATTGTATGTCGGTTTCGATATCTGACAACAGTCGGCATATTTGTGTACTGTGACTTGACAGTAAACGTAGCTACTTTGACATAGCCAGTTTGCCCACCTGTGCCAGACGATGCGTTCATGTATTTTGTGGATCTCGGGATAACGATGTCCGCTGTTCCATCAAATGCAATCGTGTTGATTTTCCGTGCGGTTGACAGCTTGGATGCAGCCGATGCAGTAGCACTTTTGCCAAGGGCGTAGTCGGTGTAATTTCCACTATCCAGCAACACCCGCTCGCCTTGCCACTTGCCAGCACCAGTTTGCTTGTTCCAAACCAGACTTCCACCGCTATCTAGCAACGATCGTATATACAAACCATAGTTCGGGCCATCGCTATAGCCGTTTCGATGTCTAACCGAAATTACGCTGTGCCAAACACTGTTTTGATCTAGCCACGATCCGATTAGTGACTTTCTAGCAGACAAACCTGTTTCAAATGACGCTTTTACTGAAATTGTCCCGCCACCAACAGCAGTCGGAATTGACGTGCTAGACTTATGCGAGCCAACGACAATGTCTTTCAAGTTTGTAGCCATATCAATATCGCCGTTCATTACCCCACCAGCCAACGGCAGATACTTAGATCCGTCCGGTATCGTCGGCTTATTTGCCAGATCGTTATAACTTCCCGTAAACGCTACCGTTTTCAAATCCGCAAACCACTTAGCAATCTTGCCAACGATCACAGACAGCTTTTCGCCCGTCTTGACATTCTCTCGGGCAGATGCCGCCGAAAACGTTACCGTAGTATTGCTTGCATCTCCGGTCTTGTCCAGTTTACCGCTGATGTCCTGATGCTTTTGCAGTGCCGTGTCTGCCTTACCCAGACTTGCCTGCACACCGCTTGCAAGGTCGCTTTTGGGGATACCTGTAGTGGGCTTGGTGTATGTTCCGTAGCCTGCATCGTTTTCCAGTTCGGATACCTTCTCCGGCACGGGAATATTGATAGCCTCATTTTCTGCCGCATTTGCGGAAAATGTCCCCACGCTCTTGCCGTTACGCTGCACAGACAGCACACCGTCTCCTACAGTCGGGATGGCGGATTTGTCGACTTTTTGAGCGAGTCCTTTGGTGATTGCCTGATTCTCCACCGGATTGGTACTTGTTTCGGACAGTTCCGTATCTACTTCCACGGCCCCGGACGGGATGTTTACAGTGATCTCCACGCCGTCCAGACCTGTCCAGTACAGTGTGTTCTTGTCGGTGTTGTCCTGCCGCAGTGCGACATTCTGTGACCGATTGACCAACTCCACAATGCGCCGCAGAATTTTGCTTTTTCCGTTATACTGTATCTGCATCCGGTTCTCCCTCCGATATGGTGTAGATCACCTTCATGGTTTGTGCCGCCGTCTTTGTGATCGGTGTGGACAGATTATTGATGGTGGCGAGGTAATTCGTCTGCATCTGGAATGTCCCTGTTTCCGGTTCGGAATTTCGATAGACGTTTTTGAACAGCATGATGTCATTTCCGATAATTGGCGCAATCTGCCATTCGCCAGTATATGTATATGTGCCGGAACGGCAATTGGTGGACAGAACAATATTTTTCTCCGTGTCAATGATGGCATAATTTTTATGGTCATTGCTGCCGCCGAATGTGTATGGAGCATAGATCAATCCATTGCGCTCAAAAATGCACTTGGTGTAGACCGGCTGGAAGTTTGACGGGGTTGACATCCTTGTGACATCACCACTTGCAGATAATCTGATTTTATATACAGCATCGCTTTTGAAACAATACAAATATCCGTTGTACACATAGCAGTTAGCCGGCACAATGGATGTGCCTGTTGTGTTTGTGACTAACATCTTAGTCAGTTTAAGCGTATCTAGGGGGATGCAGTATATAATAATGTTTTTTCCGGAACCAATAGTGCTGCTGGTGTTGTTGACCACAACATAAATCGCATTGCTGATTCGATCATAGTTTATAGACGAATAATAAGAATAGAAATTATCGGTTGACAGTTCCACTTTTTCCATTAGTGGATGATAGCTGTAGATGTTCCGGAGAATTGTGATATTCTTCAAATTTGCCCAGCGCTTATAAACGATGATTTTATAATCATACGAGGTGGACTCTGGATTTTTTTCAAATGCGACAGAGTACATCACATCGTTTTTTTCGTCTATGGCAATGGTATATTCCCCATTGTGTGCCATGTATCGGCTGCCGCCCAGTGAGTACAACAAGCTCCCGGACTGATCGCCGCTTGTGGTATAGTTGTTTTCAGCTGCTCCATATCCATCGAATCCAGCCCACTTTGACGTTAGGCATACGCTTGCAATTTTGCCGTTTCCTTTGGACGTGGGGAAATCATAGACATACTTCATGGTTTTTGCATCTAAGTCCAACCTGGATTCCTCGCTATTATAATCTCCCCGAAGCAGGCTGTTGACGGTATTCTTGATACCATACACGCCAGATGCCGTCAGACGCACACCCGGCGGCGCATAGTACTTGGACGCATCTTCTTCCAGTGCTGTGTCAAACAGCAAAATGCCGCCCAGCAGGGACGTGTACAGCGGCTGTCCGATGCTGCTGTACATCACGCCGCAGTCTTTCATGTAGCCTTCCTGCCGGAAAATATCTGACAGAGCATTGGTCACCATGTTATGTTCCAACACTTTTTCCTGTGATCCGGTGCGGACATCGGTTAGGATCAATTCTGTTTTTCCTTTCAGCATGTGTCCTCCTTTATAGCGTGTAGTTGATTGCAAATTCTTTAAGCGTGGCGTTGCCCTCCAGCCATATGCGCAGGGCAATTGTTCTGGCTGTGGTCATGCCGCTGTAGAGTGCGTCAAGGTCTGTTTGCAGGAAGTCTGCCATAGCTGCCTGCTCTGTCCATGTGCTGCCATCGTAGCTGTACTGGACAGATACCAGCCCGGTGTAGGTGCATTCCAGAGATGTAATGCCGGTAATGCTGCTGTCAGACAGATCGGCAGTCTTTTGAATGCAGCCGGATACAGACTGATCTGACAGCTGATATACGCCGTCAGAAATTGTAATGCTGTTGTCGTATGTGCCTTTGTTGTTCTTGGCATCGATCAGGAAACGAGTATCTGCCAGAGAGTTGGAGATCGATTCTGAAATACTGCCGAACGTCATTTCCGTTGCTGTAACGGACAATGTGATCTTGTCCGTGATGCCCGTGGTAACCGGATTTTGTCGGCTTTCGGATACTGTAGTCTGCTTGATGTGCATTTTCATATCTGCCGGATCGGTGAAAATAGGCGTGTCCAGGAAGTCTTCCGCAGAGATAATGCCGTCCCATGTGCCTTCTCCGGCAAGGAATGTGCCTTCCATGGTGGCGTTGAGTGATTCTGCATCAATGGTGATCGTGCAGTCCTGGGTATAGAACCGCACGGAAAATTCCTCGGTGGTCGTGCCGGACACGGAAAAGTGGAAGAACAGGTGCAGGGTATGCACACCGTCCTGCAATGTCCACTGCGGACGAACTCTGCCGATTTCTTCACTTCCCAGATAGTAGGCGGCAGTCAGGATGCCGTCCGTGCAGATGTACTGGTCATCTGTATCTGTTTCTGTGGTTTCTGCTTGCAGCTTGATTTCCGCAAAGAAATTGATCTGTGTTGTTTTTGATGATACGAACCGCAGACTAACCACGGTTTTCTGGCTATTGTCGCCGATCAGGATCCGGGCGGCGTTGGTGTAGTTGTAGTAGTGCATCTGCTGTGCGTCCAGAGATGCGCCGATGCCGCTGATTGCTTTATCTTCGGCAGACTTTGCCCAGTCTGATACTGGATCGCTGCCGAATCCGGATATTTCGTATTCGTCGTTGTACGTCCAGGTATAGGACATGATGCAGCCTAGATTGTTATCCGGTGCAATTCCACCGGTGAACTCGATCACATCCCCAAGATCATACGCCGGATCAGAAAACATGGATGCAGAAAACGGTGTATAATGCAGGGCGTGTGCCGGGTCTCCCGGGGTGGATTCTGTGCTGTAGCTAGATAGTGCATACAGAATGGTTTTCAGCGTGTCCAGTTTCCATTCCTGCAATCCGTATTGCAAAAATGGATTTGTCCCAAGATCCATGTATGTGCCGACCAGTATCGGCACATCACGGTACAGCTGACGGTTCTGCACTTTGTCATAACAGGTGATACGGTTGTATTCTGTTTTGAAGTTGGAGAACTTTGCCCCGGTAAGGCGGCAATCGCTTGTAATGGTGTCTGTGGCGGCAGTAGAAAAGCAGCGAAACACAAGCTTTCCGTCCCGGTTAATGGTGGCAAATCCACCCACAAGCTGTGCCAGATAGGAGATCACATCCCGATATGTGCCGATGTCGTTCTCTGGATACATGGCGAAATAGTTGTAGTTCCCGTTTGGCAGTGCCTGCACTTCCATCTGGGTCATGCCGAACTCAATGCCGCACAAACTGCAAGCCAGAGTTGCCATGTTGTAGATGCTGCCGGCAAAGGCGTAGCCGTCATATGTCTTGTCCAGTTTGGACATATTGTCATAGGCGACTGTTTCCCACCCAAAGGCGGTGCGCTCCATGGTGGACATAGTATAGGGTGTCAATGGGATCTCTTCCCACTGCCCAGACGGCAGGAGTCGTGACACATACGCCTTGATGATCGTTCCTTGCCGGTATGGATTCCATTGAAACCAGGCAGGAAGTCCTGTAAATGCAGCAGACAGTTCTCCGACGTATACGCCGCCGATCTTGATCGTTCCGGAGTCGGTGCATTGATTGGCAGTGCGGAATTGCAGAATATTCTTTTCGGTAAATTCCAGTACCGTCCCCATGGTGTTGTCAATCGTGCCACGGATCCGGAAGTGCTGCACCGGCTGCTTCATCGCTTCCTTGTATTCTTTCGATACCGTATACACGGCACAGCACCTCCCGTTATATTTCTTGAATGGAAAAGCTTACGTTCCACAGGCCATCTGTCCCGGCGGTTCGTTCTGATCCGCTTTCCAGGGACTTTTCAAAATCCCGGATCATGACCGTGCGGCTTTCTTTTGTATCGCCTTTCAGCTGCATTGTCAGCGTATCTTTGATACTCAGAGAGTACAATTGGTTTGCAAATGCAGAGCTGCACTGATAGCTTACGGATACGCTCAGCTTGTCATATCGTGTGATGATCGTTGCGGTAGTTCCTGCTTCGGTTTCCTTGCTGTTCTCTACTACATCGTGGCTTTCTTTCCATTTCTGTGGGTTCGGCAGCTGTACGCCGTTCAGTGTGATATATTTTCCTAGCATCTTAACGTCCTCCGGAACGGTATTTCATGCGCTGTTCCTGCGTGACAACTGCCTGATAGATCTTACTGCCGTCAAGGTACACAGGAATGATAATGCTGCCCGTATCGACACCAGATTGCATTGTGGTAAGTGCTGAACGGATTTCTGCGGAAACACCGCTCATGTCTACAGAAACGCTCTGAGCGCTGTTCTGGATGTTCGGTGCGGCAATTGTCATCGTGGACGCAAGCCCCTGCATGGCATTGGCAACAAGATACTGATTCTGTCGGATACCGTCTGCCAGTCCCTGCATCATATCCGGCATCCACTTTTCATAGTCTCGCAACGGTCCGATGTCCGGACGGGAAAAGTGGATATACTGCGTGATGATGCTAGCCACTTCACTGGCAGCATCATGCACTTTGTGAATGAAGTTTTCAATGCCGCCGACAAATCCGTCAATCAGATCGCTGCCCCACTGGAACGCCTTTGCCGGGAGTCCTGTGATATAGCTCCATGCATTTTCAAATCCGCTGTAAATGTGGTTATACACGCCTACAGCCGCAGATGCGGCACTGCTGACGATGTTGCTGAACTGAGTGGATGCTGCGCTATACATGGACGATGCACGGCTGGAAACGGTGCTGTACGCATTGCTCATAGCGTTGGAGATGGTGGACTTGACATTGTTCCAGGTTGCTGATGTATGCGACCTTATGGCGTTCCAGGTGTTGCTGATATTGCTGCGCAGTGTCAGGAATGAGGATGCACCGAATGTGACCATGCTGCTCCAGGTGTTTGACAGCCATGTCTTGGTGTTTGTCCAGGCTGTGACAGTGCTGTTGTATATGCCTATGCCGCAATTCGTCCAGAATGTCAGGAAGTTGTCCCAGAAGATGGATGCACCCTCAGAAATGCTGTCCCATGTACTGGATGATTTTTCCTTGATGGTGTCCCAGGTGTCAGACCAGAATGTGGAGATGTTGTCCCAGGTAATTTGTGCATCTTCTGCAAGCGTGTTCCATGTGTCAGACAGCCACGCACTGATTTCATCCCAGTGTTTTACAACAGCAATCACCGCAGCGATGGCCGCCGCAATTGCCAGAATAATCAGCAGCACCGGGCCAAGTGAGATGTTAAGTGCAGTATTGGCTACAGATATGGCGGTAATGATCGGTGCAATTTTCGCCATAGCAACAATTAGCCCAGCGAGTATTGCAACAAAAGCTTTCATGGAATCTGGCATTGCTCCAAAAATTGTTGCTAAAAATTTGACTGCCGTAGTTATTGGCGGCAGGACTGTATTCAATCCAGTCATAAGTGCTTCGCCAACGGGGACAAGTGCCTGACGCAATGTTCGGAGATTTGATTCCAGCAGCTGTGCCGGGGTAGTAGACTGATTGTAAAATTCTGTGGCCGCACCTGTAACATCTTTGTATGTATCCCCAACAGATGTCAGTGCGGTGATAAATTTCAGGCTGCCGTCTTCCGCCATTGTGCCAAACGCTGTTGTAGCAAGATTTAGCTTGTCTTGTTGTGTGGTGGCATTGCTAATATCGTTGACAATGCTGTCAATAACGTCCTTTTGTGTGCCGTTCCCATTCTTCCACGCTTCAAAAAACTGCTTGGTACGGTCAGAGTAGGAATCCAGGTTTCTTTCAATTGTGCCGTCTGCAATGCGGTTTGTAACCTCGTTGATTGCGTCATTGACCTTATCCAGGTTGTATGCGCCATTGTCAAGGCCATTGTTCAGCAGCTGGAAATACTCACCTGCGGAATATCCTGCCTGTGCAAACTTCCCGGCATATTCAGACAGATTATCGCCTAGTTCATCCGTCTTGTCCAGGCCGTTCTGTGTGCCTTTTACCACGTAGTCAAGGGCTTCGGCTGATGTCAGACCAAACTGCTCCATTAGGCTGTTGACACCACGCATGGTTTCTGACAGGTCAATCCCATAGGATTCTTCCAGTGTGGTTCCGATCTCAGTCAGATGTGTGAGGTCTGCCTTGGACAGATCTTCAAAGTTCTTCTTAACTGTAATCACAGAATCTGCCACGGTGTCCATGCTGTCACCAACACCATTGCCATATACATCTTGGATAATGTCTGCTGTTTCTTCTGCTGCCGTTCCTGTTTCTCCAAAGTAGGATACCGCTTTTCTGGTGGCATTTTCCGTTTCATTGAATTCGTCCATAGACGCTTTACCAATTTCCACGATTTTATCTGCCACGCCGGACAGTTTTTCAGATGCGTCCATAAATGCACTGCTTTTCAGCGTTTCTCCAGCTTCGCCAATGCTTTCCTGCATCTTGTCAGCGGCATCGGCCATGTCCTGCATACTGTCTGCTGCCGGCTCTGCGGCATTATCCATTTCTGATATGCTTTGTGCAGCACGTTCTGCGGATTGCTCCACATCACGCATATCCTCTGTAATTTCATTGACACTGCTGCCACTGTCCAGATTCCGCAGATCATCTTTCAGCTTTTCCAGAGATTTCGTTGTCTGAATAATTTCACGCTGCATGGCGTTTTGCTGATCTGTATTGTCTACACCTTTTGCCGCCTGCTCTTTCAGCTGTGCAAGAACTTCTTTTTGCTTTTCCAGCTTTTCTGCGGTTTGTTCTGTCATTTCACCCAGATACCGCTGTTTTTGTGCAATGAGTTCCATATTGCCGGGATCCAGTTTTAGCAGCTTGTTGACATCGTTCAGCTGTGACTGCGTAGATCGCAGGCTTTTTCCAATGTCAGACAGCGATTTCATCAAACCAGACGCATCACCGTCCAGTTCAATTGTAATGCCACGAATCTTTTGATTTCCGTTTCCTGCCATGATTTCACATCCTAAAAAGCATCAAAGTCTGCCTGCACCGCAAGGCTAGGATAATCGTAAGAATCGTTCAAGGATTCTATTATCATATCACTCACCATGCCGATGGTCAGCAGACTTAGATCTGTCATATTCAGTCCCATTTGCGTACACCGCAGGAGAAACAATGCGGTATTTATTTCTCGGTCAATGGGTCTTTCTTTTTTTTTACATCTGAGGTGGACTGTGTGTTGATTCCCCACAGTTCCAGAATCTGCGGCAAAACACTTACCAAAGACATAATGCCAAACTGTGCAAGCCAGTCCTCAATATTGTCCGCTGTATTTTCTCGATCAGCGTGATATGCCATGATATACGCAATATTTTCCAGTGCTTCCGTATTCATTTCGCCGAAGTCTACGCTCTTTTCCAGTTCTTCCGGATTCTGCTTTGCGATTTCTTCTACGTTTTTATTCGGTGCAACCTGCTTTATCAATTCTCCCATATCTGCAAAAACGTCACGCCCGAAGTGGATACGATACAGACGGGGGATAGACGCATCTGCACGGAACAGTACCGGAACACCATCAATCATGATTTCCTTGGTCATGCCCTTATCAATTTTTACATTCATTCTGTCGTCTGTACCTCCGTGGTTGTGTCGGGCATGTATACTTTGCCAAACCAGCCATTGTATACGTCAGCAGTGGTTTCAGAACCGGAACGGCACTTTACCAATCCGTTCGGCAACGGTGTTGCAGACAATTTCAGCGTATCTGTCTGCGGTGTCTTTGTGGCTTCTGTGGTCTTGCCTGCCACAGACGGACGGGAAGCACTGCAATTGTACAGCCAGTGTCGGATGTGCTTACGGTCGCCCTTGAACTGGAATCCAAGTGCAAACTCTTCCAGCTGTGCATCAGCATTCTCGATCAGCACGCCATTCTTGTCCTTGGTCTGATTCAGGATGTCTGTAGCAAATGACTCCGGAATCATTGCAATTTCCAGATCACCATCATAGCCGTTGTTGTTATTGATAACGAAATACACGCCGTCATCTGCGTAGAAGTTCTCCGGTTCGCCGTTGGCATCCATGGACAGGTTGACAGCACCCGGAATTTTGACCGGTGTTGCATAGGTGATTTCTCCTGCTTCGCTCACTGTCTTTTTGGCATAGACAACGTTTTCCAAACCGTATTTCACTTTGTTTGGGGTATTGGTATTAGCCATTGATAATCAGCTCCGTTTCGTATGTGATTTCATACATCTTTTCCGATGCGATATAGGTTTCTTCCTTGGTGTACACAATGCCGTTCTGTTCCAGCACCTGTTCCACCATTGCTTCTGCTTGCAGGTCTTTTTGATCCGTGTACAGATCAATCTGTAGAGATATAATCTTTTGATAGATGCCATCATCTGCCACAAAATCATCTCGTCCCGGATAGGTAAATACAATCCACGGCAATTCGGGCACGGATTCCGTGTCCCAGTGATCATAGGTGTATGGCAGACCGATTTCGTCAAGCAAATCCTTGATAGATGCATAGGTCATGATCCGTTCTCCAATCGCCGCTTTACGGCATCCATAAATTCTTCTGTGTATTCTGCTTCTGCCGGTCTGATGTGTGGGGTGCCGTCCACTTTGCCGCCGTTCCTTTTTGCATGCCCGTATTCCAGCAGGTGGGCAATCTGCGGCTTATTTTTGTTGTGGACAACTGCCGTCTTGATCAGACTGCCAGTTCCTCTGCGGTCTACCAGTTTGCACGTCCAGCCGTTTCGGTACGGTTTCCGCTTTGATCCGCCTTTCGGGGAACTTTTCCGCAGTGCCTTTGCGCAGGCTTCACCGGATTTTTCGGCTTCTTCGTTCAGCACCTTTACAGCATGATCGCCGTAGTCTGCCAGAATCTGTGCGATTTCATCAGCTACCTGTCCGTAGTTGACGCTGCCTTTCATATGGCTCATGGCTGTACACCGCCTTTCTTTTTGACATACAGTTCCAGTGTGTCGTTTTTGCCCTGATATGTTCGGTACACGCTGTAGCGGCTGCCGTTGTACTCACAGACTGTTTCGCCGGCATAGTCCGGCGCGAATACGGTGAACCGGTATTCCGGCTTAATGCCGTTCCTGCCGGCTTCCAGCCACTCCGTACCGGATACGCTGGACACATTGCAGAATACTTGCCGCTTGGATTCGTCCTGCTGTTTCTGGATGCCGTCTGCACCTTTGGAGATATTCTGCCGGATCAGTGTCAGCACATCACTGCGATCCAATCGAATCCCTCCAATCTGTGTATCCGGTAGCCATGGACAGCTGCGCCTTTTGTTCATCGTAGGATGCTTTCAGTCGGTCGTAATCGTCTGGCTGTCCGAAATTCATCCGACAGTAGGTGACAATGGCACGACTGACCAGATGGTCTGTTTCTTCGGTTTCTGATACACCGGCAATGCCCAAATCCAGCTTTGCCGCTGCGATCAGATCTAGGATTTCATCGTCAAACGCATCGGTGCAGACACGCAGTGACAACTTTGCCTTATCCAGCATTGCCATGGTGCATCACTCCTTATTCGCCAGTGGTTTTGAATGTTACCTTGACAAATGCCTTGGGATTTTCCAGACCGGCATCAAACAGGGAATAACCGCCAACGACAGTGTTGAACGTCTTTGCTTCCTGCTGATTGGAGATGTACAGTTCCTCGAAATTGTTCGCCAACAGACTGGACGGTACACCGACATAAGCGGTATTATCCGCTACATTCTCATCGATCTTGACAGCTGCACCGTAGATATAGCCTGCAATTTTAGGATCACCTGTCTGATCCGGCAGGAAGATCGGTCGCTTGTTTGCGTCCTGAATGCCAAACAAACCGTTCCACACGGTGTTGCTGTTGGCATAGACGCATCTTACGCCTTCTTCCTTGACCTTTGCCATAATACCACGAATTGCCGCATCATCGTATGCCTGATCGGTCAGCACATTGTCAGTATCAATGCCATAGGTGGTGCTGTCCAGCTGTGTGATGCAGCGCTTGTCCTTTGCATTACCGATACGCCGTGCCAGATGTTCTGCGATCCATGTTTCAAATGCAGCAATAGACTGCCATGTCATCTTTCTGGTGATGACCAGATGCTTTTTGATCTCTACGCCGTCCAGAGACAGCTGATCCCATGTGTCCTGTTCGTCATCGTTTGCCACGCCTTCGGCAGTTTCTTTGGCATCACCCTGTTTGATAGACTTGATTCGGGGAATTGCAAAACCGCTTGTCATGCCGGGCTTGGTAGCATCGGAATAGATTGCAGTAGACGACTGTACCAGGTCAACAATGCGGTTCATGATCTCTGTCGGGACAGGTGCAGCTGTGTTTGCAGTAGTCATGGTATATGCCGCACGTTCCTGCTTGGTCATTTCGCCCAGCAGATGCACACCGTCACGCACGGCCATGTTTTTCAGCCATGCTGTGCGGTATTCCGGGCTGTTGCGATTGTAAGACTGCTCCGGCGTGCCGGTGCTGTCAGACGGGAACGATCTGGTGACAGTACCCTCCGTGCCTGCCGCAACACGATTTCTCAGCTGCGCCCGGCGCTGTGCCATGTCATGCAGCTGTGTACGCCGTGCTTCCAGTGCGTCCACCTCGCTTGTCAGTGCGTCAATGTCGGCGCTCTCGGATTCCATCTCAGTGCGGATCGCCGCAATACGCTGCTCTACGCCCTCAATAGTCAATGCTCTGATTTCTTCCGGTGTCATATCTCATACCTCCATAAGTCTTAGTTTGAGTTCCAGTTTCTTTCGTTTGCGTATGTGATCCAGTGCTTTTTTGCGCTCCGCCGCAATCTCTCTGATCAATCCGTCAGAGATACTGCGTGCACTGATCTGTGTGGCATCATTGGCAGGGATAGATACTGCACTGACATCGTACAGCTTTCGGATTTTTGTGATAGTCCGTGTCACCGTGACAGTGTTGTGTTCCTTGTCCTCCACATACTCCGATTTCTGTTCGCCTACTACAAATCCAAACGACATTTTTGTCGTATAGCCACCATTGATTTCCTCGTACAGCTGATTGCCGATGGTCGTACCGGACAGATCTGCCCGAAAATACAGCCCGATGTTGTCCGGGTTGAGTTCCAGTGTCTTGTTTGACGTTCTGGCAAACACTCTGCCCCTGTGGTCATACTGCATGATCACGTCAGACATATCGCAATCATCAAATGCTCTGCTGTCGATCTGTTCATAGACCTTGTAATCACCAAAATCATACAGCAGATATGGTTGATTGAATGTTGTTGCATAGCCGTCTGCGATCATGCCGGAATCATCATTGGAATTGCTGCGCACGGAAAAGCTCTGCATCAGCCGGTATTCCCGTCCGGCGCTGAGCCGCTGCATCAGCTGTTCCATTTCCTGTTCTGTCATTGCTCCACCTCGTCTTTCTGGTTTTCTTCGGCATCTTCCAGTTCCTCTGTGCGTTTATATTCGCCACGAATGGTGCGGACATCGCCGCCTTCCACTGGTGCTGCGTTGAATATCTCACGAACTTCATTGACGGAAAAGACACCTCTGTCCATCATCTGAGATGCCACTTTCAGCTTTTCTGTGGTGGACATATATTGCAGCCGGTTAGATGTCAGCATGATACCGTTCCCGTTGGTGCGTTCCACAGGTGTGTAGACGCATTGCGTCATCACATCGGAAAACTGTATGGCAAACGGTTCTATGCAGCCCTCGTAGAACGCCTGCCACGCATCGCCGTATGCCTTGCTTTGCAGCACATCTTCATTCACGCCAAAATAGCTGTATACGTTGTTCTGGATCTGTGCCGCCTGCTCTTTGTCTACCGTGTAGGACGTTTGGGACAGCTGCTTGATGTCGCTGTAGGTGTTTGGAAACAGCAGGATTCCGCCGCCGTCCGCTTCAAAATTCTCCCGTGAGAATCGCTTTCGCTCCTTTGCAAGATCTTCCGGTTTGGTGAAATTGTTGATTCTCGCCATGAACCGGTAGGTGTTGCTGTTTTTGACTGCTTCGGTGATTGCCTGATTCTGCAAGTGGATCAGCTCCATGGTCGGAGTCAGGGCTGCATTGCTGCTGCCGAAGAAATCGTCTTGATACTGAAATTTGGTCAGTATCCCACAGCTGAGAAGTTCCACCGCTGCTGTTTCCCCGGATGAAAACCGATACCGCAGAAACGGTTCGCTGTGTACATCAATGATGCTGCACTGTGACGGAAGAACTGGATAGTATCCGGTGATTTCATCGTATGATCCGAACACAGGGACAATAAACGCCGTATTCTGCATATCCAGAATGGTGGACAGGCGATAGAGAAACTGTCCCCATGTCTGCCACTCGTTTGGGCTTTGTTTCAGTCTTGTCCGCAGCTTGGGCTTTGCCGTGCCCATGATGTCTGCTTTCAGTTTGGAAATGTGCCTTGCCCGGACATCAATAGCAGACCGCACAAGTGCCGATTCGTATAGGCACCCGTGCCAGTTGGTGAATACCGGTGCATATCCGGTCAGTGTGCGGAAATACGATGCAGCTGCCGCAGTGGATTTCGATGGACGATTGCCCCATAATTTTTGAAACAGCCCCATGTACTCACGCTCCGTTCTGTAGCTGTATGCCGTATTGGTCGTAGTATTTCTGCCGGACAGTGAAGGCATCTGCCAGAGCCGCACAGCCGTCAATGTGTGCGTTGGCAGACAGCTTTACCAGTTTGCCCCGTCCTCGTTCGTTGTTCATTTTGATTGCTGCATTCAGCAGATGCAGCTTTAACAGGTCATTGTCACCGATGCAAATTTTTTTGTCCTTGAACAGTCCTTCCATTTCCAACAGCACCGGATAAAGGTTGTCACCCTGATACACATCATCGGTGCAGAATCCATACGTTTTCAAGTCCTGAATCAGATACTGTGCAGAATAGCGGTCGTATCCCACCATTAGCGGATAGATCTCATACTGTTCGATCATATCGCATAGCCAACGGTAGCAGTCATGGTAATCCACAAAGTTTTCGCCGGACAGTTCCAGCAAGCCACGCTGCACATAGATCTGATAGGGAACACCGTCCCGTGCAGTGGCTTCCTCCAGCTTTTCCGGCGGCAGCCAGAACTTTGCAAACACATACAGCACACCGCCTTTTTCAATGACGATCGTTGCCGCTGTCAAGTCTGTGGTCTGTGACAAGTCTACGCCGGCAACGCAATAGCTTCCCCGGAAGTCTTCCAGATGCAGCGGCTTTCCGCAGGCATGTTCCACCGCCGTTGCATTTAGCCATGCATGAGAACTGGACTGCTTGATGTTGCAGTATTTCGTAAGAAATTCCGCTTTCTTGGACAAGCTGCCCTCTGCAACTGCGATTTCTTCCAGCATATAATCTACCGATACAGAAACACCCAGATTCGGATTGGATTTTCGCAGTTCATTGATGTCGTTCCACTTCTCAATGTCATCGATCATGTACAGCAGGGGAAACAGCCGCTTTTCCTTGCTGTCGCCTTTCAGAAATCGGGTGCACCGCTTGATCAGTTCATCATAAATGCCGTCATTGACGTATCCGGAAGTAGAGCAGCTCAGCAACAACGGCTGCCGTCTGGCTCCCAGTGCCGATTTCATGACCTCGTACTGTTTCAGTCCGGCATCTCCCACCCAGCTTGCAATCTCATCACAGATGACCAGATGCGGATTGAATCCATCAGACTTCTTAGCGTTAAATGCAATTTTCTTGACGCTGCTGTTGGTGGATTCCACATAGTAGTCAGACTTACGCCGCTTGATCAGATCCATTAGTTCCGGTTCGCTGGCAATGGTCTGCCAAATATCGTGATAGACAATATCTGCCTGATCCAGTTTGGGAGCAACACAGAATATACGGGCACCATATTCACCGTCCATGAATAGACAGTACACAGCAATGCCGGACAAAAATAGTGTCTTACCGTTTTTTCGCCCGACAACAATTGGAACTTCCCGAAACTGCCGGTTGCCATTGTGATCCAGAATGCCGAAGATGACCGAAACACAAGCACGCTGCCACAGTTCCAGCCGGAGCAGCTGCGGTGCAAGTGAACCCTCACTGTGGTGGCAGAAACTTTCAATGAACCGAATCGCACGAGAAGCTTGTTTTTGTGCAAAGGTAAACTCGCCGCTTTCCAATCCATGTATCACATAGCGATATGCCAACCGTACCCATTCGCCAACTGGGATCGTGCCGTCTTCGATCTGCTGATAATAGGCGTAAATGTCATTCGTCATTTGTAAATGCGTCCAGCTTGGATTTCTTCTGCTCCGGCGGCAGCATCTTGTCCAGCTTCTCAATGATCGCGGTGTAGTTTTTGAGCGATGTGTTGTAGGCAGATATTTCCGCACTGGCTTTTTTGCCGGATTGCTCTTTGCCGTTCTGGTAGGTGTCTACACAGCCTTGATTGTTGATCTCGGTTTGCAGATCTTCCAATGTGACTTTCAGGAAAGCTGCATTCTGGATCAGCGGCGTGACAATCTCCAGCTTGTTGGCAGGCAGGGCAGCATACAGTTTCAGCAGCCTTGTATTTTCTTTTCGGATTCGGTTCTTTACGGTCACTTTCGGACATCTCCTTTCCGGACACACCCCTTGCGCACGCATGGAGAGGAAAATTGACCTCCACCCATCGGTCTCCAAGAGGGTATCTCAAATTTCAGAATAGGGGGACTACCAACGAGCCGAAACGCTGCCGTCTGCATTGATGCGACAACGTTTGCCGCCGTGCAGTGCGGCATGACAGTCACGGCAGACCAGCTGCAAGTTATCCCAGCACAAGGACACAGCTGGATCATGGATATTGTCCGGTGTCAGATGCACCTTGTGGTGTACGATCACGCCGGCAGTGTGCAGCCCTCGTGCAAGGCAAGGTTCACACAGTCCGCCTACCGATGCGGCATACGCATCACGGCATTCACGCCATGCACGGGACTTGTAGAACGATTCTGCAAACGCCTGCATTGTAATCCTCCTAACACAAATACCGGCACGTTTCCGTACCGGTATCTTGGTTTCTATTCTCATTATACACAAAACAGGACTGCCATTCAATGACAGCGAGTGCCATTCAGTGACAACTTTTCCAAAGCGTCTGTGTGGCGGCGTAATATCGTCCGGACAGAGTAGTGCATTTCCTCTGCAATCTGTTCCCAACTTTGGAATACGATGTACCGCCGAATCAGCACGGCTTCCAGTTCTGGATTGTTCAGAGCGGCAATGCAACACTTGATCTCTCGCTGCGTTTGCTGTACGACCTGCTCTGTCTGGGAACATTCTGTTTCTGTGTACTTGCCGCACATCGTCATGGCTTCCAGCTTCTGTGTTTCGTGCAGGCAGCGTTGCAGCCATTCTTTTTTCTTTGCCTGTTCCTGTGTCATGGCTTCACCTCCGACCTGCTCTTTTGATTATTTTACATTACCAACCAATCTGTAAAGTTCCTCTGTAGTTCGCTTGATTTTTTCGTCAATGTATTCTTTTAAGCGTTTTTCTCGTGGTGTATAAAACCACTTTGCTTTGAATTCTTCCACAGTTTTGAAATAGCTTTCTTTTGAAATATCGCAACTATCAGCCCACTCCAGGTCATGTGCCAGTTTCGCAACATCCCACATAAGGTCATTCAGTTCTGCATCTTTCATCTGTCCGCACAATTCATCTTGAATCGCTGAATAGATATATCCATGACTTCCACCGCTCATTTTATCTCACCCCCACAACAGTGCAGCTATCCCAAGCATCACAGTCGCCCCAAGCAGAGCAAGTGCCGCCTTGTTCCAGCCTGCTCTGCTCAGACATTTTGCAATCAGCAGTCCGCTCGGAATCAGCAGCACAAGGGTCAATGTCATCTGTCCCATACCGCATTCACCTCCGCACCATGATTTCTTCTGTTGTGGTCGGGTATGCTTCGGTTTCTCCGGAAAGCACAGCATTCAAGTGTTCTTTCGCAGTTTCATACCTTGTCCTTGCTGCCCGCACTCGCTGTTCTGCTTCATCGATCTTTCGGGCCGTGGGAAGCATGTCCTCGATCAGGCGGATTCCGCCAATTGCCCAGATCAGAGCAATGTCCGCATGTGTCACAATGCCGGGGTAAAAAATGTACACATAGTGGATCTTCTCAAATTCTTCTTCCGTGAACGGTTTGTCTGTCAGTCTTTTGAATTCTTCTTGCAGCATTTGCCTGCTCCTTTCTGCATATCTCGTTCGTAATATTCTGCCATGTATCTTCCGTAGCTTACGCCATAGGCAGCTGCCTGTTTAATACACCAGTTCAGCGTGCCTTTCTGCGGTTTCTTTTTCGCCATTTCATTTCCTCCGTTTCTTGTACAGATCCCATTTTACTTTTCTGGCGGATTCTGCGAGAAATACGGTCGGGTCTGCAAGCTGCTCCTGCTTTCGATTCTCCCGTATCTTCTCACGCTGCTTTGCGTACCGGATATATCGGTCACACATACTATGGCAGCCGATTTCACGCTCCGGACAGTTCTTGCATGGTGCTGTCATGATTGTTCTCCTAGGGCAACCTTTTTTGCATTCAGCAGCTTATCAACTTCGTCCATATGTATCCAGCGTGCAGCTTCAACATAATTTTCCTTATCTGCACAGACGTAGGAATACAAACATTGCGTACAAGCCGAATACGTTGAACAGTAGCTTGTCACTTCACATAGATTATTCATTTTTTCTTCGAGTTCATCAGCTGCCATTTTCAGCAGCCGCTTTAACTTCTCATTTTCCTCTTGCAGTTCGATGATGTATTCATCTTTGTGATCGCAATGAACACAACACAAACCGGAGATATTTGCAAGCGGACTTTTGATTTTCGGGTTGGTTCTCCATTTATTATCCCATCGTTTGTTCCATTTTTCAGCATATTCTCCGATATATCCAGTGCCCGGATTTGCATCTCCTGCTCCGATGGTAAAGGGCATATCGATTTCGTCCAATATGCAACTCTCATCATGATAGATGTCATAATCTTCATGCAAATAATACTGCTGTACAACTTGCTTTCCGTACTTGTTCGTGTGCGTTTCCCTGTAAAAGACCATTTTTCTGCCGCAAAACGGGCATGGTCTTAGGTTTTCACCTAAATTCTTTATTGGTTTCTCGCCGTCCTCGTTTTCTATTTGCCGCTTGTTCCAGTCCAGACAAGCCTTGTACTTGTTTTCAAACCAATTTCCGCAGCTGTTGTGTACTCCACATTTGCTGCAAAACAGCTTGTAACAATGCTCAGGGTTAGGATCTTTGTCAATATTCGCAGTATCTGATATTTTCGGAACAGCACCGCATACTGCACACCGCATCAGATGTTCCACCAGTTTTCCCATGTTACCACCTCTCTTGTCCTTTTGGGCTTGATGCCATTGCTTCTGAAATATCCACGATCCGCACATACAGTCCGGGGTGTTCCTTGTGCCAGATTTTTTCGATGTGCTCTCTGGCTACCAGTGCATCATCTTTCCAGTATCCCAGATCGGTCATGACATCCTTCAATGCTTTGTTCAGATTGTCTGTGTCCGGTCGGGTGGTCTTATACTCGCCGTCAACGTGCGTCTTTCCCTTGTACGGGAATCGCCATGTGACATACAGTGCCACTGCTCCGGTCAGCGGTTTTCTGGGCGTATACGGTGCAAGTACCAGACGGAGCAGCTGTTTCGCCGCTTTTGCCTGTTTGCTTTCGTATACAATCACTCTGCCGTTTTTTTGTGTGTACTGCTTTTCTTGGGCGGTGGAACGGGGCGGGTCAAACTGTACGTTGATTTCCATGGGTATCCTCCTGCTCCATGTCAAAGATCAGCTGCCGCACAGCATCATCTTTGCCGCCCCACTGGCTTGCCATTGCGTTTGCAATTCCCCAAAATGTTTTTGCCCTGTCCTTTGCTTTTTTTACGCCACTTTTGTGCCAACTGTCATTTTTCTTGATTTTTCTATGGTCGGTGCAGTTTACCCACCGGCCAGTTGGCGTAACAGGATTGCTTGGAATAAGCCTTGGCAATCCTTTTAGCCATAGGCAAGTTGTTTTAAGCCATGGATCGCCAAAAAAGCAGGGCTGTATGATCTGATCGTATTTCGGCAAATTAAAAATCTTAATGGGTATCGGATTTTCAATTGCTATTTTTTCGCAATTTGCGTTGTAAAAACGCATAAAAAATTCTGCGGCTTTGCAGCCCTGCTCATATCTCCGTTGCTGTAGCACTCCGTTGATCCGCAACCGATTTCCGCCAGATTTGCTGAGATATGTGCACGGTGGGTGTGCTATCAGCAAATCCCACTTGTCAATAAAATGCGTTTTGCCATCCAGTGTAACAATTACGATGTCATTTTCAAGCATTTGCAGAGCGTCTTCTACAACATGCCACTCCGGATGACCTCCGGAGCATTCCTGAATATCACAGCTGTATGCTTCGTGTCCAAGCCGCCGAAATTCTGTGCATACCCTCTGGGATTCTTCGCACGCAATCAATACTTTCATGCCGTCACCTCAACCGATAATTCCGATCATCTCCGTTGCTGATCTGCGCCACAAATCCGCCGCAGCGTTCCCGGATACGTCCGGCAAGTGCAGCGTCCAGTTGGAACAGATCCCGAAGGAACACTTCACTGGAAATGATCGTGGGCTTTTTTCTGGCGTACCGCTCGTTGACGATCTCAAATGCAATGTTGATCTCTTTTGACACATCCTTGTCCGGGCGTGACTGTCTGTACTCTCCTGTGTCTGGTTTCAACGCCGCAGATTTCAGGAAATCGTCTATGTACAGCACATCGTATTCGGAAATCTGCCGGAACTTCTCTTCTCTCGTGTCAAACTTCTGCATTTCCCGGCAGAGCGTGCGCCACATTTCGTACCGCACAGACAGCCCACGATCCAGAAGCACACCGCATACTGCTGTACACAGATGCGTTTTGCCTGCTCCGGACTGTCCGGACATGTACAGCCAGCGACCGTCCTGCTTGTTCGCATAGTTCACGGCGGTTGCTTTGGCTCGTTCCTGCCACGGTTCAGTGCATTTGTAGCTGTCAAATGTCATGCTGGACAGTGCATCTGACAATCCGGACTGTACGATATTCGCACGATTCCGCCGGATCTTCATGCAGTCGCATTCCATGAGGATCTGATAGCCGTCTTTCACTGCTGCGATGCTGCCACGGTTTTTGCACTTCGGGCAATCGTATCCGGTAAGCTTGCCCTCGGTGGCGTTGTACCAGTCGCACTGCATCTGTGTGTATGCGTCCATTGAGATGCCGCCCTCAGATCGTGCCGTCATAGCAGGCGGCAGGGATGCTGCCAGACTGTCCATATCGTTCACCTCCCTTGTTCCACTCACTCCGCTCCCACGTTCTCACAGCTGCTTTCCAGTCTTTCATGGGAGATTTTCCTACACGCCAGCCGTTGGATTCGTAGTAGTCGTAGAAACGTTCCGCATCTACACCGTTTTGCCTGCTCTGACAGTAAGCCTTGATCTCTTCCAGAGTCGGTTTCACAAATCGTTTTGCTTTGGGAGGGTGTGTGTCAGTCGGCTTGTCCGACTGTGCACCTGTACTCTCCCTCTTATCTACTCTTATCTTCTCTACTCTACTCTTCTCTACGTTACCTGTAACGTTGCAAAGCGTTTCTCCTGTGTTACATTGTAACAGTTCAGGTGTTTCTGCTGTACAGGGCAATGCAACAGTAACTTCTGCTTCCAGTTGCTCCTGCTTCTGTTTTTCACGGAATTTCCGTACTCTTTCCGCACTGCTGCTTTCTGAGCCAATGGCTTCACTGGCTTCCGGCATAAAGTAAACTGATTTACTTTTTTCAATCAGCTTTCCGGAACGCATCAGGAAACCAAGTGCCACTCTGACGTTTTCTTCATCTTCGTCCAGTGCAAGTGCCAGCTCGTCCGCAAAGTCGTTTTCGATGCCCTCAAAGTAGAGTTCGCCGCCTGTCTGAATGCTCATGAGCATCATTTTCAGATAGATGACCACATAGGTGTCACCGCCTGCGATCTTCCGCATTTTCTTCATGACCTTATCTCGAAAGAAGTCCTCTTTCAGTTTCAGCCAGTAATATCGTTTTGACATGATGATACCTCCTTTCGTTCTACCTTGCAGCCGTGTTCCTCTGTCCAGTCACAGCTGCTTTCCGGACAGATACTGCACAGCAGCATGGATTCACCGCAGAATGGGCAGTGCATGACATGTCCGTCCTGCTCCTCGTCCCAGTATACCGTGACTTCCTTGCCGCAGTGCGGGCATTCTTCGGTGACGAAATCCTGTTCACAATAGAAAGCCATTTCTTTTCCTCCTCCCTTGATTTATTTGTGGAAGTGCACTGATCTGCCCAATGCACCAGAAGCACCGGCACGGTGTATCGTGTAATCACGGGACGATATATAACCGTGCAGCTACAGGTAATAAGCCGCCTGTGGTCGCTGTTGCGTGTGTGCCAACGGATTCCGTTCGTTGTCTGACTGCCGGCAACTGGGCATGGCAGGGCATTCCGAAGCTGCACCGGAAGATGTGGGGTGATTATTCCCACATCATGACTGCATCGCCCGATCTGCGGCGGTGTACTATACCGCCGCACGGAAAGGAGTACCTATGACATTGGAGATGTTGGGGCAGTGTGCCGGAGTTGCACCGGCAGTCTGGGGGTTGTCATTCCCCAGATATGACTGCATCACTGTATTTGCGGCGG